ATGAAACTCGATCGCCAGCTGCAGAGGCGCATTCTCGAAACGCTGCGCGAGGTCTACCCAGGGCTCGACCGTGGCGGGCTGATCAGCGATGCGAAGGAAAGCCCCGAAGAAGACGATCGAATCGTGGCAAATCTCGTTTACCTCGAGGAGCACGGCCTTGTGAGAAGCGGTGTCGCCTTTTCGGTTACCGGCAGCGCGATTTACAGCGGTGCAGCGATCACTGCCGCTGGTCTGGATTTTCTCGAGGACGACGGCGGCCTCACGGCGATTCTCGGCACGGTGACCGTCAAGCTCCATGCCGACACGATCCGCGACCTGATGCTCACCAAGGTCGAAGCAGCAACAATCGCCCCGGCAGAAAAATCAGCGCTCAGGAGGGCCATCTCGACGCTTTCGACGGAGGCGCTCAAGGAGGCCGCGAAGAAACTCGTTGCGGCAGGCATAGACAACGCACCTGACGCTATTGCGCTTATCCGGGCAGTTCTGGGCGCGTGAGCTCCACGGTCTCGCCGCTTGCGCGCGGGGGCAAGGCGCACGCTTCCCCAGGCTCGCGCGTTGGAAGGGTAGCGAATGCACAATTCGGCATGACGGAACCCGGCCAACTCTCAGACGAAGAGCTGCTCGATCGAGCCCATCAGCTGCGGCTGCTCGCGCTGCGGGGCCACGTGAACGCCCGCGGCCCTGCGCACGAACACGAGTCCGAGGTGCGCCGACGCTTCGGGCGCCCCACGACGTTGCGCTCGCCGCTCAAAGTCACACGCCCGCAGCGTCGCCCGTTCTGGCGCTTCTGGTGAGCCTGCGCGACGCGACCGCACTCGCCGCGTGCCTGCTGGTGCTGAGCCCCGGAGCGCGTGCCGATTCGGTGCAGACCTGTGGTGAAACGCCAAACCAATCGCGTTCTGTGACTGTGGTGTGCGAAGCGCGAAACGCGGAGCGACAACGGAGGCAGTTCCTTGCCACATCTCGCCGTGGCCGCCAAGGTCTTGGGTGGGCGCTTCGCCGAAATGGCGTTGCTGGCCGGCATGGTGTCGGCGGGAAACTGGATGGCAAAACCCTAGCGGGGGTCGCCGCGTATAGGATGGCAGTCTACTTGCCGAGATGACTATGGACCTGACCCCTGCCCTCATCGCTGCCACTGCCTCGCTGATTGCGGCAGGTATTGCCGCGACCGCTTCGCTGCTGGTTTCCGTGCTGGCCAAGGAGCAGAAGACCTCAGAGATGCGACAGCAATGGATCGACTCGTTGCGTAACGACATTTCAGAGCTCGTTGCCGACATGCAGGTGCTCGTGGTCGCGTATGAGCGCCTGCCGACCCTCGGGTTGACTGCGGCCGAGAAGCAGAAATTCGACGAGGATCGCTATGCATCCATGCTCAACGTAAATACCTTGATGGCGCGCATCAAGCTGCGCCTCAATCCGAAGGAACACGGAGACCTACTCATGCATGTTGAAGCGATGAAGCTGACGCTCAAAGAGCCCAACAGCGATGCGTTCGTCCTTGAACGGGACAAGCTCTTCGCGGCTGTGGCAGATGTGCTCAAGGCCGAATGGAAGCGAGTGAAAAAGGGCGAGCCGGCCTTTTACTGGGCCAAGCGCGCGGCTCTTGCGGTCGTGATCGCTGCTCTTGCACTCATTGCTGTGCTCGTCTATCGAGCTGCCTGAAGGCCTCTACTCTGGCAAATCGTCGGTCGTGCCCTGCGTCTCGATGCCGTGCATGGGCGACGGCGGCGCCTGCGGTACCGGCGGCAGCGCAGGGCTCGTGTTCTCGCGGACGCCGGGCGACTACAAGGTGACGCCCGGCGAGCGTTGGACGGTGACTTCGCGCAAGGACGGGAAGACCGTCTACAGCGGCATCGGGCCGGTCGAGGTCGTCAGGTCGTCGAACGTGCCGTTCTGAGCCCGGGACACGGCAGTCGCGCATCGGGCCATTTTGCATTCAGCCGTGATTTCCGCCTGCGCCGGCCCGACAATTCCCCGCCATGGTTGTCCTGCCCCCGAGCTGCCCCGTGGACTTCGCCGAGTTGCTGCTCGACCTGCAGCGCGCCGGCATGAGCACCCGCGACATTATCGCGGCCACCGGGATCACCCGTGGTTCGATCACCGAGTACCGGACGCGCCGCTGCACGATGCCCTCTCACAGGACGGGAGAGGTCCTGCTCGCTGCCTGGTGCGCACGCACGGGGCGCCGGCGCGACGATGCGCCGCGCAGGACGGACATCACACTCTCGTCCTCCAAGGTCTGCCGCAGCGAGCGAGGTCCCCGAGATAGCTTTGGCACCGGTGATGTCGCGCCTGCCGCCGTCGCGCTGTTCGAAGTCACATCCGGGTGGGGTCGATCACAGCCTATAAAGTCACTATCGCTCAGGGCCACCGCACCTCAACAATCCGTTCTCGCAGGGCTGGGAACTCGGCCTCGATTTTGGTCCGGTACGCCGGAGCAGCGTGCAGGTGCTGGATGTCTTCAACCTCGAAAGGCCATTGCCCGATGAGCCGCCATTCGCGCTCCATGTAGAAGTTGTCGCGATGGTCATCCGGAAGATCCGCATTGAAGGGTTTGAGATAGGCAAGTAGGTCCATGGTGAGGGCGCTGCTCAAAGCCACGAGTAGCTCCCGTTCATCCTTTGGAACCTTCCCCATTCTTCGCATCCGCGCATCCTTGTCGACACGCGCATCGAAGTGTGCCCTGAAGCCTGCGTAGGTGGCGTCCAAGTTGCGCAGCATGGTCTTGCCGAAGATACCGTCCCAATCCTCTTTGAAGGTAGGCACGTAGGCGACCGGACGCGCACCCCACTTCATCAGCTCGGAACGAGCGAAGCTAAGTCCGAATCGGCCATAGCGCGACACGTGAGGCCCCAGCGAACCGGCGGGGATGTCTGCGAAGCAAGTGATGTCCGGCGCGATCAGTTGCTCATCAAGCAGCGACGCGCCTGGGCGAAACGTGACCCTGCGCGGGCCGCGCCCAGCTATGTCGTGAGGAGGGAAAGAGATGCAGCGCGAGCGGAGGACCTTGAGCAGCGTCTCGCAATTGCGTTCATCGTCTTCCGGCGCCGCCCGGCCAACGAAGTGAAAGAGTTCGCGCGAGGTGTACGGCTGCTTCATCGACTCGGTACCACTGTTGGGGCGGGCATCATCTCAAGCGCCTCGCAGCCGCCAGCAACACCACCGCGCCAACGACATCGACTGCCATCCAGGCCTCGCGCGGCAGGCGAAACTTGATCAGCGGATTGAGCACGATGGCCAGGACCGCGAGGGTCGCGGTGAGCATCTTCTGGCCCTTCCCCGCCGCGGCGACTGCGGCCCACACCAGCACAACCGTCGCGATGCTACGGACGATCATGTAGCCCGAGTAGGGCAGCGGCGCAAGCGCCACCAGCAGAAGGATGGCCGCGAAGATCGGAGCGGGATACGGCATCGTGAGGGGCGCCGGCTCAGCGGGCCGCGGCGCGCTTGACCGACGACATGACGCCGCCGAGCAGCGCGGGCACCATGAACAGCAGTCCGGGCAGCGCGAACGCCAGCGCGGCGAGCCAGTGCCAGCCGAGCACGTCACGCGCGCCGAAGAACGCGCCGATCGTCAGCGGCAAGCTGAACCGAAAGCCGAGCGCGAGGAGCACTGCGCCGGTGGCCCACCACATGCCGAGTGCGTCCTCGATCCCGATGAAACCGATGCCCGCCTGTGCGAGCCCGAAGAACATGAACAGGAGCATTGCTCCGATCGACATCACCGCACCCATGGCCGTCTCCTCGTTGTTGGAGGTGCAGTCTTACAGCTCGCGGCGACTGGGTCTTGCGTCGAAGAGAAATCTTGCGCGCGGTTCGTTGAATAGTGCTCGCGCTGAGCGCCTGGCTCGGCGTCTGCGCGCGCGTCGGCAGATTGGCTGCGGGGGTCTCGTGGGGCGCAACTACGCGTTTGCGTCGAGGCCGTACCACATCTCGGTGTCGATTAGTTCCTGGTGACTTTCCAGGTGCTGCAGTCGCGGCAACCAGGGTTCGATCTTCGCTCGCAGCGAGAAGCGCATGGCGTCGTCGAGAACGGGCATGGTGCGCAGGATCTCTGTGAACCTTGATGCATGCGTCCCTGCTGGCCACGTCCAAGGCTCTCGAACGCGGTCACGATTGAAGTCGTCAGCTGCAGTAGCGCCTGCCCTCAGATCTTGATAGCGCATTGCGTCTTCAGGAGAGTGCGGCGCCGAGAGTGCCATTGCCTTGGCGTTCTTCGTCGTCTGAACCTCAAGGAGCGCCTCGCGCACCGCTTTGACCAGCGGCGCGGCGGCAACGTGAAGCGCAATGCGCGCCCAAGGCTGGAGGATTTCACGAATCTTTCCCGGATCTACGCTGAGACTCCGCAGATTTGACTTCACCGCCTCCGCTCGCAGATTGCTCTGACGGACGCCAGGGGCACTTCCCCAACGTCCCGCGCTACTCGAAAGCTCAATGATCGATTGGCTCGTAATCACAGCAAGCTGACGAAGATTTTGGAGGGTTGCGTCCGCCTCGGTCAGAACCTCCTTCAATTCGCGAGTCTTGGCTTCGAGACCGAATCCCTTCAGCACCTCGAAGCGATCGATAGAAGCCGCGAGCAAGAGCAGCAATCCCGCAATCAGGCAAGTCACTGTCATCACCTGGTTCGCTTCCAATGCCGCATGGCAACCGAGGGCCAGATTGAACAGTCCGGCAAGCAGCAGGGCAACATTCACGAGGAGAACACAGGCTTTCCTCCCCGCCTTCGTCCACTCGAAACGCAGCAGCGAAGAACCCAAATTCTGGCGCGCGCCTTGGCTTTTCATGTCCACCTCCATCCGAGGCACGGAGCATAGCCGAGGCGCACGAGGAGCCCCGGGCGCTACCCACTGGTCAGCGAACGCTGCAACTTCTGGCCTGCTGCAGGCCTTCGATCACCGCCTCGAGCCGCTTCTCGTCGAACTGCAAACCGCGGCCGCTCGACTTCCATTGCCCGCTGCCCTGTTCGATAAACCACACGCGGATGTAGACCACCTCGTGGCCCCGGTACTGATCGCGCGTCACGCGGATCTCGGCATCCCGACGATCGACGAGGCCCGAACATGTGAAAGCGCGCCCGCGCGCGCGACCCATTGTCCGCGAGAGACTACGCGCGTTGCGACGCCACAGAGGCTAGGTATGCCGAAGCATCGTTGGCGCTCATGAAGCGATGCGCGACTACGTGGCGCTCTTTTGCCTCGTGAGCTACGAACTCCCACGACTCATTCAACGCGTCACGCTGTCGGCTCGTATAGGTGTCGCCTGGATCACGATAGCCCACGATGATCTCGGTCCGACGCGCAACAAAAGGCTTCTCCCGTACGAGGACTTCGAGGTCGAAAAGTTTCAGCTTCAAAGCTCTCACGTCGGCTGCGATAGCCCGCCCGGGTCGAAGAACGCCGAACTGCGCGGCGTAGTCGCCAAAGAGAAACCCCAGCCTGGCCTTCTTTCGGTGCGTCAAGGCCACAGGCACATTGAACGAGCGAGATAGCGATTCCTGCTGCGTCGTCAGCACCAGCCCACTTTGAACCTTCTCTGCCCACTCCTCGAAGGCTTTACGCGCTTCGGCGTCGGGCGACTCCGTGCTCGGAATGCCGAAGTTCGACGCAGAGAACGCACTCGACAGACGCATGGCAATGTCGTAAACCTCGTGGAGGTCTCTGGCGACGCAATCGCGCATTCCTCCAACATGAAGCCCGCCATATGGCAAAACTATTTTCTCCACAGACACAGCTTGATCGAGCTGCAGCCGAACGCTCAGGACCGTTTTTCCCACGATCAGCACCATCCCCTTGCCGGCCGCACCAAACATGCTGCCCAAGGTCGCCGGCGGGATGACCTGCCGCACCGATGACTGGCCTCGCGCCGCCCGTGCAACGATAGCAACGGTCAGCGCCTCACCCGAGCCTGGCACGGTCTCGAGCATGATCGGCCACCATTGAGCTTCAAACAGCGGAAGTTCCGTTGGAGTCATTGGTTTTCGGTGTTATGTCGGCATCTTGAAGATGCGCCTGCTCTGGCAAGACGCGACGACTTAAAAGATAGTCGAGGTGTTCCATCCTGGTGTTGAGGAACTGCATCACCTCTCGGTATATCTGGGGACCTTCTTGCAGCTTTCCGAGTTCGGGCGGCATGCGTCCAGAACCCAGTCCGAAGATGGTGCCCGCGCACTTGCGAAAACGTTCCAGGAGCGTGACCCGTTCAGAGATCCCGCGGCCCTCCATGAGGCGCATCGCAAGCCAATTTGTCACAGCGCCGTCTGGGGCGAGGCCACCCTCAAGGGCTCCTTCGTGGTCTACAAACCAAACGGCGCCTTCGGGTTCGAACAGCACGTCTCCGGGACCGCGAACTGAGTTTGCAATGAGCTCATCGAACACGGCAGATCGCTCTGCGAGCTTGGCGCGTTCAAGCGTCTCGAACATGTGGTCGAGATCGTTGATCGGGTAGGCCAAACTGCGCGGGCCGACTTGCTCACAGCCGAAGGCCAGGTGCGACGACCCGCGAGGTCCCCCGACCAAGTGGGGCGCGACGCTCACCAAAAAAGAGCGCGGACAGGGAAGGCCCATGAACGCACCAAGCTGCGACGAAATCAGCTCAGCGACAATACGCCGCGTCGTCAGCCGGGGCTTCACGTACAGCATCAGGCCGCCGCCTCCGCTGTACGCTGGGCAGAGCCAGACTTCATTCCGCGAGCCGCTCAGGCGCACGCCCGGCGAATGCACAGACGCAGTCAAGACTTCCGGGAAACCGGAGTTCGACAGCGCGATGACATTCGAGACGGGTGGCATTTTGGAGGCGGCAACCCGGGCACCGAGCTTGTCGCCCCTCCATTTTGCACGTTCGGCGCGGGCAGTTCGGCGCGCCTTCGAGACGCCGGTCCTACAGCGACGGAGCCGCGGGTGGCGTGCGCGCGCGGTAGCGTCGCTAAGGCTGAAGGTAAGGCAAGGACCGGCGTTCCGGATCAAAAGGGTTCCTCCAGGTGTTGCTTCGCCGAGATCAGCGCGTCGACCAGCGCGTCCAGCTTTCCGGCTTCCACGCCCACCCCCTTTCGGCTCGGCCCCCAGTCGCCGCCGGCCTTGGGGATGTACCAGAGCCGCACGTCGATCGTGCGCACGCCTCGCCACTCGTTGACCGTGCCCCCGTTTTGCCCAGGCTGTCAAAGGACAACGCTGGACAACATAGGCAACAAAAAAGCCCTGGAGCGTTGATTCTCAAGGGCTTTTTGGTCATCAGCGGCCATCGTAGGCCGCACTTCTGGAGGAGAGGGAGGGATTCGAACCCTCGGTACTATCGCTAGTACGCCTGATTTCGAGTTCTGCATGCGCGCAGCGCATGGGCCGCAAAGGCGCATGGATCCTGGGTTTCGGGTCTCGCGCTGTTCGCGCTGAATGCTTGTTTCGCGCCCAGTTGGTCAACTTTTCCCCCACCAACGGATACGCATAAGTTGCGGGTCCAGCAGGCCGCCCGCCACGCCGGGAACGCTCACGACCCCTCGATTCGTAATTTCATCCGCGCCGCTAAGTTGTTGATCGTAAGTAAAGTCGCGCTGTCCGTTCCAACGACCCTGCCCTGTCTTGTTCAGACCAGCGACGGGCAATCCCCCAAAATTCCCCAGGCGCTAGTCAGTGCCGAGGCCCAAGGCGACAGCAATTCGATCGATACGCCCGGCCTGTTTTCTGGCCGCCGCTTCGAAGTCCGTCTCCCCTTGCGCCATCTTCTCTTCAAGCCCTGCTACCGTTTCCGCACTCAATTCCGGTCCATCCTCAGGCGCTTCAACGTGCAGTATTTGCCCGTCGGACCAGATTTTCAGCACTCCATAGTTGATTTTCTCGACGACCCCGGGCGACGGCCTTCGATCCAAATTGAAAGACACGCGGTGTTTGTTCTCGGTATGTTCCCTGTTCACTGAAACAATGGTTGGCATGACGCGTCCTGAGTTGATGAAGGGCGCTATCGTACCCTGGCCTCGCCAGAAAACTGTATGCTTTCACAGTGCTTTGCAAGGTCTACCGAGTCTGCCGCGCCGGCGCCCAGCAGCCGAGCGAGGCCATCAGGCGGGATCGCCACGTCGGCGACCTGCTGTACAAAGTGCGGCTGTACCACCCCGAGGCGCGCCACCAGTTCATGAAGGCGGTGCTGCTCGGGTCGGACGGTGAGACCTATCTGCTCCCGGTCATCGACGAAGCCCAGATCGAGATCCGGCCCACCGGCATCCTCATCGCCGGGAAGGAGTTGATCCCCCGCGGCCGTGGCGTCAAGAACATCAAATGCGACGTCTATCCCCAATCGTGGTGGTGCGTGCCGATCAGGCCGGAGGATCAGCCGCGCGGCGACCCGTCGCCGGCAGCTGCCCGAGCCGAAGCGCGCCGGCGCGGGGAGATCGTTGGCGACTCGATGACCAACCACTACTCGCAGCGGGGACGATCGTAAGCAGCGGTTACAGCTACGATGCCGGTTCAAGAACGAGGAGAGATTTCATGCGCTACCTTCTGGCCGCCCTGTTTCTGATCGCCGCCCAACCGTCGTGGGCGCTCTACAAATGCGTCGGCGCGGGCGGATCGGTCAGCTTTCAGGAACGGCCCTGTGACGGCGCGCAGACTCAGACCGCCATCAAGCCCTTGATCGAGGCGCCCCGCCCCGCCACCGGCGATTCTGGCGGCCCGGCGCAGGCAGCACCGCCGGCGGCGGCCGGCGCACGGCCCTCACTGGCGCAGCAAAACCAGCAGGCCGAGGCGGAGCGGTTGCGATTCGAAGCCCAATACAAGCTGCGCGACAAGCTGGCCGAGCTGGAGCGACAGCGCGACCTCTGCGATCGGGAGCAGCGCGCGATCCTCGCCAATCGAGCCCGGGCGAACAACAACCTCGCCGGCGCCATGTACGAGCAGTCGGTGGCCACCGAGGCCTCGGCAGCTGCGACGCGCTGCGAAACGCGGGGCCGCGACCTCCAGGCCGAGGTTGAAGAGGCGCGCCGCGTGTGCGCCACGCGCGGCTGCACCTGACGCACCAGGGCTCAAGCCTTCGATGGCTTGATCTTCGCCGGCTCCGGCTGCGCGCCGGCGGCCAGCTCGTCCTTTCGGGCGCTGCCTGCGCTGCTGCCGAAGTAGTAGTTCACGATGCCGATCCACGCGGCCCCGAGCGAGCCGAGCATGATCGTCAGTGCTTGGTTGTCCGCCATGGACAACAGCCCCGACATCATGCCGATCAGGATGCCGAAGAAACCACCCGTGATCAGTATCGCCAGCGCGCCGGGTATCCACGAGCGCACCGCCACCTGCATCGCTCGCGCATCTTTGCGGTCGTCGACGGCCAGGGCTTCCAGCTTTTCGATGTGGTCGTAGCCCATCTGGCGCATGTGCTCGGCGAAGCTGTTGTCGGCCTGCTTGAGGGCAAGCATCTGTTCCGGTGTTGCGCCGCTGATCGCTGTCTTCAGCGCGTCCGTCGTCTTGGTCGAGAGGCCCAGCGCGCCGGCAGCGGCGTCGAGCGCCATGCCGCCCAATGGACCGCCGAGGGCGGTGCCAATCCACGGCGCGACCGTTTTGATGATGTCGACAAAATCAGCCATCTCAGTTGTCCTGTGCGGCGTACCGCAGATCGGTGGCCGCGCGGCGTGCCCACCCCTTGCTGTAAGTCGGCCAGGTGCTCAGGCCGGTCCAAAACTCGAGCCGCTCGGCGATGAACAGCATCAAGGTGTCGTTGAGATCCTGTTGCCGCGCGGCCGCGTCGCTGACCGCCCCCCAATGGCCGTCGTCGGCCACGCCTACCGCGCGCTGCAGCTTGCGGATGGCGTTCGAGATGCCGCTGTTGACGGCGAAGTCAAACACCTGGAACTTGATGGCCGGCGCCACACTGTCTCCCACCGCGTTCCAGAAGTCGCGCAGGTAGATCGCTTTGGCGCCTTCGCGCGTCAGGCTTCTGATGTCGACGTTGGGATAGCTGCGCTTGCTGATGCCCCAGTTCGTCTCGCCGCCAGGGTCGGCGGGGTCGTTCACGTAGCCGCCCTCGCTTCCGATCAAGCGATCGAATGCGACGTCGAAAGTGGTGCTCATGTCGGATGCCTTTCAAGGGTTGGATCAGGACGAGGACCGAGAGCGGGCCTCACGGATATCGCGTGCCGTCGGCGCGCCGCAGCTCGGCCGAGTTCGTTTCCGGTGCCGGCTCGCCATGCCAGGACTTGCGCGTCAGCACCATGAACAACATCAGGCCGCCGATGCCGGCGCCCTCATACCAATCGACAGGCCGACTGACTGCGAGGTCGAGCAGCACGCCGAGCGCGTACATGGCGAAGCACAGGTACACGAGGAACCAGCTCGCACGACTTCGCCCGCTTCGCATCAGGTCGATCCGGCACACGCAGGCGAAGAGCACCAAAGCGCAGACGCCGATGCCGGCCATCCGAAGATAGATTTCCATCATTGGCCTCCGAGCTTGTCGATTCGGCGCAGGCCTGCACGCAGAAGCGAAGTGACGATCACCTGTGCACCGAACCCGGCGACCAGGCTGAAGACGATCAACAAAGGCCTGGAACCGCTGGAGATCGCGGCCATGGCACCGGTGCCACAGGCCGCGCCGACCAAGGTCGAAAGGGTGATGTAGATCACCGACCGAACGCGGCCCATCCGTTCGGCCTGGTAGAGCGCGAGCAGCGCGCCGACCATGCCCCAGATGAGCGAGTAATAGTCCACACCGAGCAACGCCAAGGTGATCGTGGACGCAGCTGCGGCCAGGGCGCCCGCAACAGAGAGTGGTTCAGCCAATGTCTACTCCCCTTAGATATCAATGAGGTCGATCGGCAGATCGCTCGCCTCGCCCTCGATCACGCCGCCGCGCACGAAGACCGTCTGCCCGACCTCGGCTTGCCCACGGCCCTGCACGAGGCCGCCGCCGGGCAGCTGGATGACCGCGAGGCTGTCGTCGATCGAGAGCACCACGCCAGCCTGGAGCGCGGGGCCGGCCAACAGGCCCTGCAGGGCCTTCCACGGGTTAAACGTCGTCATGGGTTTCCACTCCGATGGTTTGCCAGATGGTGAGCCGCTCGTCCGCGCGCTCGACTTCGGCCGACGTGCTGCGCACCAGGCCGATGCGCGTCACGCCGCCGTCGACGTAGCGCACGAAGTTGCCCGGCGTGATGACACCGGTCTCTTCCAACACGGGCAGGCGCAGCGATACGGCCGCCTGACGGCCCACGTCGGCAAGCACGGGGACGGCCCGCTGCCTGGCGCCAACCGCGGCGGTGATGAGCGCGTCGGTCACCATCGGCGCCTCGAGGTCGCCGGCGGTGCCGGTGCGCGTCGCCTGGCCCATCCGGCCACTCTTCATGCCGCGCACGAACACGCGGTTGTAGATCGCTTTGTCGGTCCACACGATGCCCTCGCGCTGGACCACGTCGCTCGGAAGCTCGAAGTCGGGCGTCACGTCGCCCCAGTCCCAAGGCAGGGCTGGATAGCGGCGCAACACGCGCAGGGCCTTGTCCGTGGGATGAGGCTGCACATAAGCGCCGGCGGCGCCGGCGATCGCGTTGAGTGCGGTGATGTAGGTGCCCTGGTGCAACCACACGTTGGCGGGCACCAGCCAGTCGTCCGGTTGCCATCCCGCGTCCACATCCCATCCGATGCTGACGCCGTTGAGCGTGAGCACGTCGTTGGCGAGCTGCTGCACCGTGCGGTCGCCGGTGTTGCCGAAGGTCATGACGGGCGAGTAAGGCGCATCGAGCACAGCGGCCTTTCCCCGCCCCGTCACGTTGAGATCCGAGCGGCCGAAGACGCGGTCGCGGCTGAGGCCTTCGACGATCGCGCGGTAGGCGACGCCGTTGATGGTCGCCTCGACCTCGACAGGCACGCCACCCGTCGGCTGCAGGTCGGGCTCTGCGGCACCAGGCGCGCGCGCCGTGAACCCCCATGTCCACGAATCGACGTCGATGGTGAGCGTCATCGCCAGCGTCGGAATCAGCACGTCGCCGTCGACGCGCTTGAGAGTGGCGGAGTTGATCACGGTGTAGATCCTTCGGACAGGAACGACGACGGTCGAGCCGGGCTCCGGGCCGCCACCCTCGTGCGCTTCGCAGAAGAACACCAGGTTGGTGTCCGCGCTCCATGGCATCTCGAACACGAGGTCCGTGCTTGGGACATAGCAAGAGTTGTCGGGAGGCACGACGGCCGGTGGGCCGAGATGTGTCCGGCCCGGCCGCGGCTGCACGCATTCCTGGTAACGATTGCCCCAACCCCGCTGCATGTGCTTGGCAGTGCCCATGAGCGAGAGGTAGGAGCGCTGCAGCGGCGCGGCGTCTTGGTATCGAACCCGGTGCTGGCCGGCGATCCCGCGGACACCGTCTTGGAAGCGCTGCGCGGTGGCGCGCTGCACGGGCTGGGCGTCCGCGTAGCGCTGGCGGTTGACGTTGGGCGTGCGACTGGCATCCTGGAACCGCATCTGCGCGACGCGCTGCACCGCGACGCTGTCCTGAAAGCGCGCGCGCAGGGATGGCCGGCGAGTTCGGTCTGAGTCCTTCCACCGAACCACGAAGCCGGCCTGCCGTGCAGTCGCGTCCTGGAATCGAGCCTCGTGATAGGCCGGCAACCTGCTCGCCTCGCCCCACCTCGCATCGACCTCTTCCGACTGCGGCTCGGCGTCCTGCCAGCGCACTCGTGCGTTCGCGACCAGGGGGCGCCGCGTGTCGGTGAAATACTGCACCTCGCCTTCGAGCGTCGGGCCGACAAGCGTGACCTCCCCGCTCGCAACGATCCCGAGGACGACTTCGCCCTCCAGCGTCGGACCGGCAAGAACGATCTCGCCGCTGATCGTCGCGTCGCTGACGGTCGAACTGCCGTCGTCGCCGAAGACGAGATCCCCGGTGGTGAGCGGCGGGGCCTGGAAAAGGAGGTCGACTGAGGCCACATCAGAACTTGAACTTCAGTGCGCCGAGGATCGCGCGCGCGCCGGCATACAGCAGCGTGCCCGTGGTGCCGCTCACCTTCAGCGGGCCATCCCCGGCCATGTCCGATATCGAGCCGGAGCCGCACAGCACATTCGCGCCGTTGTAAAGCTCGAAGTTGTCGGCGCTGCCCTGCATCGTGATGAAGTCGCCAGTGAGGTCGGCCTGCGCGAAGACAAGTTCGTGCGAGACCAACGAGGCCGCAGGCCGCGCAAACACCAGCGTCGTCAACGGCGTCGACGCGGCGTCATAGAGGATTGCGTACGCGGCGAACGTCGGGTCTGCATCGAGCAGCCCGTCGATGCCACCCGAGAGTTGCGCATCCTTGAATGCTTGAGTTGGAGTCCAGACCGCGCTCATGTGATCAACTCCACACCGCCACCGGCGAGCGTGAGACCGTCGGCCACCACGGCGCGGAAACTCTTATCGTGGTCGTAGCTGATAACTGTGTATGTCTCAACCTCGTCGACATAGTCGAATGAGTAGGCGCCCGTGATTGGCGTGCTCCATATCTCCCGGATCAAAAGCCCGTCGCGCTCGCGATACAGCCGCACCCGTTCGGACACCGGCGCGTTGGGAGTGCCTTTGTCCTTTGTGGTCCCCTTGACTCGCCCTACCCCTTGGCCGAGCACGCCGGTCAAATAGTCCGCTCGGCCTCGAATAGGAAGGCTTGTCTCGATCTGTCCGTAGGTGATCGCAACGCTCGTCGCCGACAGACCTCGTATAGCGAAGGACGAAAATGCGGTAGCCATCGCTCAGCGCCATGGCCCGGTGACATCAAAAAATACTATGCCTGTATTTGTTGAAGTTGATGAGTTACTCAGGGCGACGTTGGCGTTTCCAGTAGCTGCGATCAATGTTTTACCAGCAAGTGGCCCGCCTCCCGGTGCCCGGTTACCTTGCTTGAACGTTGTCCACACATCGCTCTGCATCGAGTGATAAAGACCTGGAAATAAAGCCCGCGGAGGCGCCGGAACTGCCGCCGAAACATAATTCTGACTTAGCCAAAGGCCGCCATCGATATTCGACGGAAAGGAGCCTAAACCGAGTATGGTTGCCCCTGAATAGTGCAGCGAACTGTTCACCGACATAAAAGCATAGATGAGGTGCAGAACGGCAGATCCAAGCCCGGTGTAATCCCTCGGGAAACTCTGACTGCCGTTCGCACTTCCACTTACTGACCCGTCGTACTGAGCGGCCAGCGTCGACGCAGTTGAGTAATTCAACCCGCATGCGTAGGCATCGCCGCCTGGCTTCAGCGGGACCAGGTCGCCGAAATACCGATTGACCCCGATCTGATTTCCTGCGCTAGCCCCACTAGCAGACTGCACATTGAGATAGAAGATTCGGCCGTCACCGTGCAGTGACCACACGACACCTGTTGAGTTCGCAGATTGACTCTTCGTCCAGTACCCGCCGCCCGACATTTGCGCAGCGGTCGGAAATGGACCTGACCCTGTATTGACATCCGTCATTGCTTCGTACCCGACGACTCGCGCGGCAGTGGTGCCGGTGTCGTCAACGCGCAGCAAACATCCAGTCGAAGCAACGTCGCCGGATTTGTAAGCCGCGAGATTGGTGCCGCTGTAAGGCTTGGTGAAGCCCAGTGGCGCCATCTTCATGCTGATCGTTCCGGTGGCGGTGCCGTCAGGAACTGCCGTTGCAAAGGTAATACTCGTGGCGCCGGGCTTCGTCACGACCTTCTGTTCTCCGTTGAGATCGGCCCACCCCGTCGGCCCACCTGTCACACCTGCGATCAAGACGACGCTGTCCACCAATGCAGCATGCGTTCCGGTGTAGGTGGCGGTAGCGACACCACTCGCGACCACCAGAGATGTCAGCGTGAGGCTGTTGAATCCATCCTTTAGGCACGCGTCTAGCAAACTGATCAACGAGCCCACCGTTCCGCTGAGAGCGGGAGCGTTTGGCATGTCGCTGGAAAAGTATTTGACGCTGGTATCCACTGGAGAAGTCATTGCTCAATCCTTACGCGATGGGGTTGTCGACATCGCCGCGCACGATGGTCAGGAACGAATAGTCGGCCGCGCTCTCCGGGCCCTGCTGTACGGTGCGCACCATCCAAACGGGGAACATCGCGCCGATCGTGTTGATGCGCTGGATGTTTCCGATCGCCCAGCCGGTGCCCCAGCCGTCGACAGGGATCGTGAAGTAGGGCTCGCCCGTAATCCCGTTCACGGGCGCGGTGACCGTGTTGATGCTGCCCTCACCGATCACCCCGACGTGCTCGCCAATGATGTCGAAGGTCAGCGTGGTCTTGAAGCGCAGTGCCCAGTTTTCTGTGAAGGCACCCGCGTTGGTCACCGTGATCGGATAGCCCACGGAGTTGTACGTGCCAAGGGCAGCATTGCCGACAAGCACGTCCGAGAACGTCACGCCGTCCCACGTCGCTTGGTCGAACGTCAGCGGCACCCGAGCCTTCAAGTCGCCAGTGCGCAGGCAACTGGACACGTAGGAGCCGACTGGGAAGTCGTGCGTCAACGGCCGAGTGAAGGTGATGGTCCCATCGATCTGCGCGTCGCTCTGCAGGCCCATGTCCTCGATGCGATGCTCGACGCTCACCGGCTGGGAGTAGCCAGTCACATCCGTGAAGGTAACCGTGCCGGCTTCGAGATCCTCGGTGTAGCCTGTCTCGATGACGTGGGTGTCATGGCCGATGACTCGCAGTCGCGACAGCCGAGTCCGGCCAACGTCTATCACGTCATCATCCGCAACGGTTTGCGGCGAGGTAACCGCCGTGTGACCGACGACAGCGAGATCGCCTTTGCCGAAGATCGGCACGCGGCCGTCGGTCGGCAGACGCACCGGGTCGATGCCCAGCAAGTCCGCATCGAGCGGCAGATAGGTGAACGCCACAGCGTTGTAGCGCAGCGTCTCCTGACGGATGAGATCGATGAAGGCCGTTGTCAGCCCGGAGATCTCTAGGAAGGCCAGGCTGGTCGCCACCGCGCCGGCCGGCGCCGACGGCGTGACGCCCACCAGGGTCACCACGCCCGTGGTGTAGTCGATCCGGCCCTTCACGCGCGGCTGGTCGATGATGCCGTCGCTGTCCGCCGTGTAGTTGAAGGTGGTGCCGTCCTCCATGGTGCCAAGCACGCTGAAGCTGCCTGTGCGGATCGGCGCGGTCGCGACGCGGAAGGTGATCGCGTAGGTGTTGAACGGCGTGCCGGCCCCGTTTACCGGCGCGCCGGCAACTCCGCGCCAGTCCGTGACGGCGGGGGCAAGGCCAGACGCCCACGAGGTCAGCGTCACTTCGCCCTGCTCTGGCGTCAGCGTGCCTACCTTCGTGCCGTTGCCCGTGACCGGCGAGAGATCCACCTGTAAGTCGCCGTTGGCCTTCGACACATAGCGCTTCCCGCCAGCGGTGAAGCTGACGCCCGAGAGTGAGAACGCGTTGGCGAGGTAGGTCTTCAGGTGCAGCGCGTCCATATCGCCGGCGAGATCGTCCGTGCTGCCGGACGCGGCCGAATACTTTGCGGCGGCCGAAGTCACGCCGCCGAGCGCCATGGTCAGGGCCGTGCTCACCGCGATCTGCGCGAACGACGAGAGTTCGACCGCGTTGCCGGTGTCCTCGTAGGGAATAATTACGTTGGCCATGCGTGCCCTTAAGTCGTGGTCTCGACAGCCCAGTTGGGCTTGTCCTTCAGCAGATAGACGTTGTCCCAGGCGGTCAGCAGAAGCGCCAACGGCGTCGGTATCACGGTGTTCGCGTTCAACGCGAAGGTGCCTGCCGCGTAGTCGATGGTCCCGACCGCGAGCAGTGTGTTCAGGAGAACCAGGTTCAGGACGCCTGCGCCGTCGTCGGTGATGCGATAGAGGGCCGGCGCGCCCCAGTCGACGGTGGCCGTGGCGAGGTACTTGCCCCGCAACTGCCCCGTCACCGTCAGGTCCACGGACCCAGGGGCGATGTCCGTCACGCCGAAGCTGCCCGAGCCGCTCGCGATGGTGACGGTGGCCGACGAGAGTTCGGCGGTGCCGGTCGACACGTGGATCGTGGTTCCCGGTGCGGGGATCACGGACGGACTCAGACGGAAGACGCCCTTCGCATAGTCGACGGGGCCGGTACCGTAGCCCGTGAGATTGCCGGCGCCGTCGTCGGTGACCGTTCGCAGAATGGCGCTGTCGTCTGTCCAGGTGATCGTCAGTTCGCCCGGCACGATGCTTTTCGCGCCCGTTTCGAGGCTTGAATCTCCGCTCGTGTTGAAAGGCCAGTAGAGATTGCCGTCGTTGTCGAGCGTCAGCAGTTCACTGGTACGCGCGGCGTCGGGCTCGACCCACTGGTAGATGATCTGGCTGCCCACATCGGGAAGAGCGCCGAGCGTCACGAGCACGGTCCCGGTTGTCGGGTTCACGGTGCCCGAGCCGTAGCCGCTGTCCGGCCCGCGAATCGCGCCAGAGCCGTCGTCACTGATCACGTACCAGCGACCGGCGACCAGGTAGGAGATCGACAAGGTGCCCGGTACGGGCGACGGTTGGATCGTGCGTGCGTAGGAGATCGAGCGCGTCTCGATCTTGACCTTGAAGCCCTGAGACTGCGTGACTGCCGCCGGTGACGATGCTGGCTGGTAGGTGACAGTGAAGGTCAGCGAGCCGGTGCCGAAGAGGTTCGTGAGCAGCGACAGGATGCCGTTGTCGTAGTCGACCGTTCCGACCTGCGTGCCGGCGTTCATCAGACGACCTCCGCTATCGGTGAGCGTCACGTCCCCGTTATTGATCGATAAGGTTTTCGGCGCGATGCCGCCACCGATGAAGAGGTTCTGCGATGTGGTGAAACCCAGCGTCACGCCCTGCACCACTGCGGTGCCCGATCCAACTACACCGGTCAGCACCTGGTTCGTGCGCGCGTCGCCGATCGGCGTTTCGATCTGCGCACTCGGGACGAGCTGCGTGAAGATGCCAGTGGCCTTGACGCTGAAGTCCCCGATCGATGCCGCCTCTTCGAGAGGCACCACGCCGCCGTATTTGGCCGCGTTGGCGACGATCGTCGTGCTCGCCTTGGTCGCGGCGGCAAGTTGCGCCTTGGTCGGGTCGATCCGCGCGGCATCGAAGCCAGGGAAGTCGGCGCGCAACGGGTCGCTGAGCGTGAGCGTGAGCACGTAGCGCTGGAAATCTCCTGCCGTGTCCGTGAAGGTCGTGAGCACCGCGGACGCGGCCGTCACGCGCACATACTGCACGAACTGGTCGCTGAAGCCCTCGCGCTTCGTCAACGCCAGCGTGCTGCCGATCGCCGGCAGCGCGTCAGTACGCTGGATGATGGCGAGCGCCGCCATGCCTTCGATGTGGTTGCTGTAGAGATAGCCGGCATAGTTCGGCCCGACCGAGAGATAGGCTTCGATGCGCGAGATCGCATCGGCGCGCAGATCGAAGGTGTCGAGGCCGCTGAAGATGGTGACCGCGACGTTGGGATCGTTGGGCGGCTCGGCCACGATCACGTTGCCGCCCAGGTAGGTGTCGGTGTCGTCGCTCTGGACCCAGACGTGGACCTTGCGTGCGCTCACTCGGCCGGCGGCGCGGTCGGTCTCCGACACGTCGGGAAAGATCGCGTTGCTCGAACCGTCGACGACCTCGTTGGAAGTCGGCGCCCCGCCACCTTCGGGCACGTCGTCCATCACCTGGCTCTTCACGAGCTTCACGTCGCCTTTGAGGATGGTCATTTTTAGACAGTCATGAACTTGAGGGTGACGAGGTAGTAGTCGCTGTCCAGCACGTCGCTGTAGTGCACGACGGGCTTCGCATCGATCGCGGGCTTGTCCTGGTGGCGGAACATGACGCTGCGGTCGACGCCGCGAAGGTTGAGCGTCATGACCGCACCGGCGATGGCGCCCCAGGCGTTGAGCTGGTCAAGATCGGCGCGGATCATCCATGCGCTGTCGTCGCCCTCGGGCTGCAGCGTGATCGGGCGGCCGGGCCGATCGGCATCCCCGTCGACCTGAATGATCAGTGCACCGGTCAAGCCCTCGTCGACCGATTGCTGCACCGGGCTGTACTGGTTCTCGTCGGCCCAATAGAGATCAGGGTCGAGCGGCAGCGTGTCGTCGCCGTACTTGAGGCTGATGCTCATGACGACCGCCCCTTCAGGCGGCCGAGCAGATCGACCAGCGTCTTGGCATCGCCTTCGGACCCCATCGTCACCGCGCCGCCGTCGCCACCGGGCAGCTCGAGCTTCACGTTGTGCGTGGTGCTGCGCTCGGCCGGCGCTGGCTTCTGCAAGCGCGACACGGCTTGTTCGAACTGGGCCAGGGTGCGCTGCCACGCCCGCGCATCCTCTACCCCTTCTGTCGATTGAAACCCGGCGCTGAGCCGCGACGCGCTGCCGTTGACGGCGTTCTGCTGCTTGAGGGACGCGATGACGGTCTTCAGCGCGCCAACGTCGTCCGTGCCCAGCGTGCCCTGCTGCAACTTGTCGCGCAGCTGAAACTGGAGGTTGGCATCGACGGCGTTCTGCCCCGCGAGTCGCTGTTCGCGCGTGTCGCCCGTCACCGACTTGATCTGCTGGTTCGGGCCGATGATGCCGATCGAGTTCTGCGCGTCGCGCGCTTCGGCCGCGTAGGCACGCCAGGCCTCGCCTGCCCGCTGGAGGCTTTCGATGGTGTTGTGGCCATACTCGTCGGTGCGCAGCTGCACGCCGCGAATGGCGGCCTCGACGACCACCCACGAAGGGGCGATGCCCTTGTTGGCCGCAATGGCCTCGGTGGCGGTGCGCACGAAGGCGTCGCGCAGCTGATCGGCCGATCCCTGCCCGCTCGACTTCAGCGCATCGTAGGCGTCTTGTGAGGCGGTCGCGGCCCGCTTGAGCGCCGCCTCGGTCTGCAATCCGAAGAACTGGAACGCCTCGGCCGTGCTCTGGATCCCGGGCTTGAGGTTTTCCAGCTTGAGCTTCAGTTCGTCCGCCTTGGCGGATGCCTGTTGCAACAAGCCGTCGGCGACCTTGTTGCCCAGCTGCGCCCGCATGGCCTCGATCTGCGCTTCAACCGCTTCCAGGGCCTTCTGCGTGTCGGCCGTATCGATGCCCTTGGTGAGGCTGGCCGACAGCGCCAGGCCGGTGTCGATGCCCTGCGACTTCAGGCGGTCGAGCGACTCGATGATGGCGTCGGTGTCGTTGATCGCGCTGCGCGAGGCCTTGCCGATGCCCCCGGCCAACACGTCGTACTCGAGCCCTGACCGGCGGATGGCCTCGCGTGCCGTGCCGTCGAGCACGGCGGCCATGCGTTCGGCCTCGCGCGAGGCGCCGGCAAATGCCGCCCGCGCGCGCGTCTCGAAGACGGCCAGATCCTCGCCCTTGAGTGCCTCGGCCCATGAGGCCTGGAACTGGGCCGTCGTGATCTTGGCGGCGGCCAGCAGCTTGTCCAACACGGCGCCGGCATTCTTGATCCCGGGCACGCTGGCGAGGTCGAAGTCCTTGCCGATCTTGCCGATTGCCTCGGCGGCGCTGTCGCCGTTCAGCCGTAGCTGGTCGAATTTGGCGATGGCGCCGGCGGCTTCCTTCGATAGCTCAAACTGCCTGTCGCGCGCCTGTTGCAGCGCGATGTTCATCACCCGCAGCTGCGCGGCGTTCGATTTCGTGGCCTCTTCCTGGAGGCGCATCTTGTCTTCGGCGTCCTGGATGGCCTTGCCGTAGCCCGACCACTTGGCGACGCCCTCGCCCAGCGAACGGCCGATGCCGACGATTTCGGGCGCCAGCGAGGCCAAGACGATGCCCACCGGCCCGAGCAGGCCGCTGAAGCGCCCGAGCACGCTGCCGGCGGCGGCGATCTTGCCGGCGCCGGCCACCGCGCTGGTGGCGGCGCCGGCTCCCGCGGCGGCGCTCGCCCGAGCTGCAGCGGCGTTTGCGGCGTGCGCGACAGTGTTGGCCTCCACCGCGACCGTGTTGGACTGCACCGCGGCCGTCGCGCCGGCCGTGGCGGTGGCCCATTTGTAGACATCGACCGCGAGCCCGGCGATCTTGATCGCGGCCCACGCCTTGCCGGCGGCGTAGAGGCCGGCCACCAGCGTGTCCAGGTTCTTCGCCAGGCCGTCGATGATCTTGGCGACGTTGGCGCTCGACGCCATGCCGTTGTCGGCGGCGCCGACGTACAGCGTCCACTGCGTCTTCAGGTTCTGCAAGGACCGGCCGACCGTAGACGGCAACTGGTTGAACTCGGCCGCCACGGCCGCCGACTGCGTGGTGAGTGACTTGATGACGGTCGCACTGGTGAGCGCGCCCTGCTCTGCCAGCTTGCGCAGCTCGCCCGTCGTGACGCCGAGGCCTTGCGCCAGGGCCTGCGCGAGGCGCGGCGCCTGTTCCATCACCGAGTTGAACTCGTCGCCGCGCAGCACGCCGGATTGCAGGCCTTGGATCAGCTGCACGATCGCCGCATTCGACGCCTCGGCCGAGCTGCCCGAGAGCTGCACTGATTGGTTGATCGTCTCCGTCAACGCCAGGGATTGCTGCTGTGCGTCGCTCGCCGACAGCCCGGCCTGCTGTCCGGCCTGCGCGATGCGCACGAAAAGAGTACCCGTCGATTCCAGCGAGCTGTTGGTCTTCAGGGCGATGTCGGTAACGCCCTGGAAGGAGGTCTTGAACGCATCGCCTTCCCCGGTCGCCAGCTTGATCCGGGCCTGCAGGTTCTTGAATTCGTCGGCCGTGTCGGCCACGTCCTTGATCGCGCCGCCGAGGAAGCTGCCGCCGATAGCGATGGCAGCAATCGACTGGATCTTGCGCAGCTCGTCGCCGATGGACTTGACGCCATCGCGCACGGTGCGCTGGTCGGCGATCTGGCGCTGCGCGGCGCCGTTCGACGCCGCCGCAGCCTGCGCGAAGGCGGGCGCCAGGCCGAGCACGCGCTGGCGCACCTCGCCGATCGCGCCCTCCAGGTTGCGCTCGCTCTGCGCGAGTTCGGTGGTCTGGATACCGAAGCCCTGCAGACTCGTGCGCGCAGCGTTGAGGGCCGTGGCGTTGTCCTGTACAGCGCCGCGCATGCGGATCGCCGACTCGGCCGCGGTGGTGTAGTCGGTGGCGAGTTTCTTTTCGGCGACGCCGGCGGCGGCCGTCGCGGACACCGAGGTCTTCAGTTCGTCGTTCTTCTGTTTGAGGAACTGGCGGCCCTCGCGGATGGAGACCAGCAGCTGCGCGTTGGCCTCGCGGTACTGGTCGGTGCTGCGCGTGCCGGCCGGGTATTCCTGGCGCAGCGCGGCGAGCGCCTGGCGCTGTTCGTTGAGGTCGGCGGCGGCGCCTTCGGCGGCCGTGCGCGCAGCGACTTCAGCGGCGGCGAAGCGCGAGCTCTCGGCGGCGGCCTGCGGCAGTTGCTGGGCCAGCTTGTCGAGCGCGGAGCCAGCCTGCGCCAACTCGATCGACAACGCGTTCGACTCGTTGGTCAGTTGCTGGAAATTGGTGACCGCGTCTTTCTTTGCGCCGAGGTTCTTGAGCGCGTCGGCGGCGGCGTCGACCTGCTTTTTGAGGTCGCTGTCGAGCGTGTTCCCGAGCGCGCGCAACGATGCTTCGAGCTGCTCGACATCGGCCTCGCCCGTGATGCCTGCCTCGATGTCGTACTTGATCTTGGGATCGGCCACGCGGATCTCTGGATGGAAGATGGATGGGTTGCGGCGGACGGCCCCGACGACGCGATTGGACGCGGATCAGGGCCTGTTCGATCAGGCAGCTGCCTTCAGCCGGACTTGATAGGGCTCGCTATTGCCGGTCGGCACGACGAGGTAGCCGCTCAGCTCGATGCCGTTGAAGTCGTCGGCCAGGAAGTCGAAGCCGTTGCTGGAGGTCACCACTGCCTCCCAGCATTCGGCTTCGATGTACTGGCCGTCGACCTGGTTCTCGCCTTCAAAACGCACCTGCATGCGCGCTTGCGGTCGGGTGCCACCGCGGATCTGGTCGCCAGTGAGCGCCAAGGCGGTGACAGTGACCTTCAGCGACTCGCTCGCCTCGATCGCGCCGCTGGCCAACGCCTTGATCTCGCCGTTGGCGTAGTTGACGATGTAGTCCGTGTTTTCGACATAGGTCGTCGCCGCGGTGCTGTCCGTCACCACCGGTGCCGGCGTGCCCGAAAGGTTGCGCTTCGACAGCGGCACGTACTTGTCGAGCTTCGCCGTGATCACTTCGGCTGTTAGAACGCCGCCCGATTGCGTCCAGGTTTCGCGAATGCCCTGGAACTGCAGCGCCATGGCATCGACGTCCATCGCGGAGATGGTGATGTCGATCTTCGTCGGCTTGCCGACCACCACGTTGGCGATCGCCTGACCGTAGTTCTCGCGCTGCTTGGACGTCTTTTGCTTCTGATCGCTGTCGCCAGTGATCATGAACTTGTCGGCGCCGAGCGCTTCGCCATAGCCGGTGTAGGCCTGGGCCACGGGATCGTAGACATTGAGGCGCACGGCGCCGGCGCCGAGGATTGCTGGTGCAGTCATTTTGAAACTCCGATTGAAGAGAAGAAGAAACTCGACCCGTTAGATCGGGTCGCGGTAGTCGACGGTGAAGGCGCCCAGGACCAAGCCGCCTCCGACGTCAACGTTCTCGATGCGATAGGTCACATCGCCCTCACGCATGCCGCTGATCACCTGCACGACCTGGCGCAGCGCCTTCAAGGCATCGCGGACCACGCGCTTCGCGGCGCGGTAGTCCCGATGTGCGCCCTGGCGAGGCGCCTCGGTCCGATTGATCACGCCCACGTTGAAGGTGTAGGTGCGCTTCTGCACGCCACCGGCCTGATCGATGCTCCGATCGGACACGTCTTCGAAGAAGACGATCCGGTCCCCGTCGACCAATTGACTTGCCCTCAGCGGGTTGTCCAGGACCGTGGCCCCGGCCAACTCAACCGAATCCGCCAGCGCAGCCACAAGGGCCGCGCCGATCGAATAGGGAGCGCCTTCCGGCAGCGGATCCACGGCGATGCTCATGCGGATGCGCTGCCGAGCAGCGCCTCCAGTTCGAGCCCGTCGTTGACCCGCTTGGGACGGTCGAGCACCTTGAAGGCGGTGCCGACAGGCACCTCGGGACCAACGGCGGCTTGCGCGACCAGCTTGTCGTCGGCGCGCACGTCCTGGCCTGCCACGAAGCGCGCGACTCGCACGGCCACGATGGCCCGCGCGTCCAACGCTTCATCGTCCACCGTGCCGAGGATCACCATCACCGTCACGTCATCGGCCGACGGCCGAACGCGCGTGAAGGGGGTGGCGGTGTCCGGGCCGTAGAACACGGCGGCCAGGTCGTGCGCGTGGTCGATCACGGCTCAGGCGACCGCACTCGTCCAGAGGAAGCCGGCAGACGGACCTGCCAGCACGGGCTGGTACGCGTCGGTGACCGGGTACATCCAGCTCTTCGGATTGCGCTCGAAATAGGGCTCTTCCACCTGCGGGTAGCCCGTGAGCCGATAGGTGTAGCCGTAGCTGGGCGATCCCATCTCCTGCAGGCTCTTCGGCGTCGTGTAGGCCAGCAAGGCGTACTTGCCCCAGACGTCGACGAACTTCGTTCCGTCGTGGTAAACCGCATCGCCTTCGATGACCTGGTCGACTTCCAGCAGACGCGCGATCTGCTCCGTACGCAGCAACTTGTCCTCGTTGTCGCTGATCAGGTCGAGCAGACTCGGGTTGACCTTGAGCGCGCTCAGAACTTGCGGCCCGACCACCAGGACATTCGGGCGGACACCGATCTGTTGGCGGATCGCTTCCTTGGCGCCCGCGACGGCAACCGCGGGGGTCGAGTCCGCATGGCTCCACTGGGCAGTGGAGGCCAGAGTGGCCTTGTTCGAGGACGCATAGCTCGCGGCCGTCGTGGCGAGCACAGCGGCCTTGTTCTCGCGCTCCAGCGCCATGAGGTTCTGCACCGTGCGTACTGCGTTGTTACCCAGGTCGATGCCGGGTACCGCGTCGGCCTCCTGCTGCAGTTCCACCGGCACCACGCCTTCAAGGCCGTAGTCGGTCAACGCATATGGGTCGTCGCTGTACGCGAACTGCACACGCCTTGTGCCCGCACCAGGTGCGCGACTCGTGCCGACGAGCTTGAACGCATCCGGGCCGAACTTGATGATGCGGCCTCCACGCTGGCCCACATCGACGAACGGGAACAACACATTGGCGACGCCGGCTGACGGACTGAGGTAACCGCGGGCGACGGCCGACAGGATCGGGTCCACGACGCGTGCTTGGGCGGGATTCATTTGAGACATGCGAATGCTCCAGAAATTGAGGGGAGAGGTTGCTGATCAGGCGCAGGCCGGATCAGGAGGCGGCCGTGGTGAGGCCGGCATTCGGGATCAGCAGGATCTCGATGAAGCCGCCGGCAGTGCCGGCTTCCATGGCGCGCGCGAGCGGCACTTTGGCGCCGACGGTCGCGGCGACCGCTTTGCCATCGGCATCGGACATGACCGCGGCGTCGGCGGCGATAGTGCCGGCGCATTCGATGATGGTCGTGCCCTGTACATCGACGGGCAGCGGGTCGCCGATCGCGCCGCTGCTGCGTGTGACGCCGAACGCGATCGCGCCGGCTGCCGGATAGGCGCCGGCCTGATTGACAAAGCGATTCGCTTCGACGGCCGCGCTGGCGATGACGGTCAGCGTCAGGATGGAGAGGTTTCCAGAAGGCATGTTGATGCTCCGAAGTTGCGGGATTGCAAACAGGCAAGGCGCTTAGCGCGCGTAGCCCAGTTCCTTGAGGGCATCGACGAGGTCGATGTTCTTGGCCTTCGCGTGCGCCTGCGCCTCGACGACCTGTTCCTGCTTGGTCTTCGTCGGCTTGTCCGCAGGCGCGGCGCTGGAGCGCACGGCGGCAGGCGCGTCGTCGGCATGCTGCCGGGCCGCCGCGGTATGCGCGGCGCGCACAGCGGTGTTGACGGCGAGCGCGGCCTCGGCCGCGGTCGTCTTGCCGTCGTTGGCCAGCGTCTCCACCAGGGCCTCGTGGCCGGGTACCAGGGTGGCGCGGACGGCCGCCTGGCGTTCGCGTTCCTGGGTGGCGCCGAGCGCGGTGAATTCGGCCTGGAGGGCCGCGTACAGGGGCGCGTGGTCCTTTTGAAGGGACTCGCGCGTAACGTTGGTTTCCATGTCTGGATTTCCTTGGTTGGTTGCGGAGAGGTCGTCTTCCTGCGCGGCACCGGCGCCTGTTGACTGTTTGGCCCCGCCCTTGCCCCCGACGAACCGCGCCTTGCGACGCGTCGAGAACTGGGAGGGATCGGTGGCCATCTGTTCCACCAACGCGTCCAAAGTGGCGACACCGTCCACCAGTCCTGCGTCGATGGCCTGCTGGCCGCGGAACACGCGGCCGTCGGCCATGTGTTCAAGAACTTGCTCCGAGGTCGCGCCGCGGAACTTCGCCACGTCGTCGACGAACAGCGAGTACACGTAGTCGACGTCGGCTTGGACGACCGCGCGGCTTTCCTCGCTCAGCGGTTCGTTCGACTTTGCAAGGCGCTTGTACTTGCCGGCAACGATGTGCTCTTCCTTGCTGCTCGCGTTCGGATTGAAATTGCGTGAAACGACCACACCGATGCTGCCGACCTGCACCACCGGCCCGCTGATGTAGATCGCGTTGGCGGCAGCGCCCGACCAGTAGCCGGCACTCGCCAGCGCACCATCCGAATGGATCACGATCGGCTTCTGCTGCGACAACGCGAAGATCGTCGCGGCGAACTCGGGCACACCAAGGACATTGCCGCCCGGCGTGTCCATCGCGAGGACCGTGGCACGAACGCGCGCGTCGACCGCAGCACTCTCGAGTTGCTTGGTGAGCATCTGCGTGCTGATGCCACCCGAAACCTGCATGAAGAGGTTCGCCTTCGGGGCCATGACACCAGAGGCTCGCAGCACGGCGACGCCGCCCTGCTCGACCGAGTAGGCCTGCTGCTCAGCGTGCAGCGGCCGGCCAAGGCGCGCCTCGATCGCCGCGACATCGATTCGCTCGCCGCGCATGTGCGTGGCATAGATCGCCTGGATTTCCCGCAGCTTGTCGGGCTCGATGGCCCAGCAGCCAGTGATCAGTTCGAGAAGAGTCATGGTTGGTCCTCGGGATTCGGCGGTGTCGACGGATCGGCGTTATCGCTGCCCGATCCCGGCGCGCGAGCTGCGCCGGCACGCGGCACGGGCTGCATGCCGGCGTCCTTCAGCCGCTGCTGTTCGGCCGCCTTCACGTCGAAGGTGTCGTTGAAGTCGGTGCCGAACAGCTCCCACTCCGCGCGCTCCAGCGTGATGAGCCGTGCGTCGACCGCCATGGCGTAGCCGGCGATCTCGTCCTTGGGGTTGATCGACCCCATGCTGTCGCCAGGCCACAGCGCGCGCGTGTATGCCCAGCGCATGAGCGGGTCGGTGAAGAAGCCAGGGGCGGCGATGCGGCCGATCGCGACGGCTTCGGCGAGCCATGTCTCGTAGACCGGCTGGCAGAAGCTGAGCGCCAGCCAGTTGCGTACGCTGCGGAAGTACACCCATGCGTCAAGCAATGCCGCCTTGCTGGCGCTGTAACTCGCGTTGAATTGCTTCATCAGCAGTTCGAACGGGATCGACAGGGCCATGCCCATCTGCTTGATCACCGCTGTGATGAAGGGCTCGAAATTCGGGTTGGGCCGTGCTGGGTTGGCGGTGTGGGGTTTCTCACCTGGTGCCAGGCCTACGACCATGCCCATGCCCAGCTCGATCTCGTTGCCGGGCGATCCACCGTTGGGTGCAGAGCCGTCGAAGACCGGCGCCGACGCACCCGTCGGCGTCTCGATGAAGACCGTGAAGTAGGCCGTGATGACGGCCGCCATGATCTCGGCTTCGGTGTAGCGCGAGATCTGCTTGATCGCGTCGATGATCGGCGCCAGGTACGTCAGACCGCGCGGCTGATCGGGCCGCAGCTTGCGGAAGTGGTGCAGGATGCGACGCCGGCCCGAGCGACCCAGGCGTTCGACGAACCGGCCCTTGTAGAGGTCTCCACTCTGCCCAGGGGCGTAGAGCCCACCTGGGTGCCGGTCATAGATGAAGTAGCCCGAGGGCGCGCCGCCATCATCGAACTTCACGCCGCCTGCATACTGCGGCTGGTCGGGCGCGTTGTTGGGATTGCCAACGCGATCAGCCTCAAGCAGCTGGATTCTTAGCGCGTAGGGCTGCGTGGCCGTCCGAGTACCGTCGGGCAGCACTGTGAACGTGTCGCCTGACTCGAGTGTGGAGCGCAGGACCAGGCCCTGCTGCTGGTAGAAATTCAGCTGCTGCGCGATGTCCGATTCCGGGCTGTCGGCCCACAGGCTGAATTCGGTCTGGACCTTGCGCTTCCAAGCGAGCCCCTGTTCTGGCGTCCAATCGAGCACGCTGAGGTTCGGCTGAGCGCTCAAGGCCATGCCAGTGCCGACGACGCGATCGACGTTCGTGTTGATCGCGCCCACGGCGATCGGGCTCGTGCGGGCCAGCTCGCGCGATTGGCCGCGCTCCGTGCGCAGATAGGGCAGCGTGTCCGCCCGCGCGTCACGCGGCGTCGAGCCCCAGCGCCGGCTGAAGAACCCGCCGCCCGGCGCCGGCGGTGCGTTCCGCTCGTCGAGCGCGCTCATCCCGCCAAAGTCGGGCATGGCCGCCAGTGCCTGAATCTTCGCGCGGGCATGCAGACGTGCAGCGGCGCGCTGCGGTGCCACCTCTGCCAGGACGCGGTCGACGATGTTGAGCTTCATGACCTCGGACGCAGGTAGGAGACGCGACGGCCGCGCGCAGAGGTCGGCTGCAGTTGCAGCAGCTCGGCGCGGATGCTTCGGATCTCGGCTTGGACTTCGGCCAGGTTCGCGCGCGTCAGGCGCCGCGCAGTCGAACCCTGGCCCACGATGTAGTCCTGCGCTTCGAGGATTCGGGCCTCGGCCAGCAGGTACTGCGCGAGTCGCGCGGACAATTCGGCTTCGGTCATGCGAACTTCCGGCGAAGGCTCTGCGCCGCAGCATAGAAGTCGCTGGCGAAATCGGCGCGCACCGCGCGATCGGCGGCGCCAACGAAGTCCAGGCGCGGCGTGTAGTGCGGCGCCTGCCGGCTGAAGACGAAGATCGCGCGGATGCCGCGCTTCTGGTTCTTGCCGGATCGACCGCCAGCGTGCGGACCGCGCTCCCAAAGCGCTCGGGTGTGGGTCTTGCCGGCGACGCCGACGAAGTACGGGCTCCCGGTCTTCGCGAGCTGCGCCAAGATGCTCTTGACCTTGGGCACTGACAGGTTGCCGTTCACGTCCAGGATCGAACTCGACTGCGGATAGGCCCACTCGCCCGACCGCAGGATCCCCTTGAAGCGAAGCAGCCGCTCGATGCCCTTTTGGTTCCGGCCGCCGCCCTCGACCTCGGGGAACAGATAGCTCTCCGGGCGCGTTCCCTTGCCCGTCCGTTGATCCTTGACCGCGATGCGCGCGGACAGCTTGTCCTTGGTCGCAATCTCGATGCGGGTCGAGTTGAGCGTGTAGGGCGTGGGATTGCGGAACGAGGTCCGCATTTGCGCGATGACGGACTGCTGCCCGCGCTTGGCGCCCTTCGTCAGCGCGGTCGCCGCGGCGTAGGGCAGCACGCGCGCCGGCACGTCGTGCAGATCGCGGACCACGTCGGCGATCGACGGGCCGCTGCTGTGGACCACCGACATCAGGCAGCGTCCGGGGGCAGCTCTTCGACGATGATGCGCCGGCTGTCGGTCAGGTACTCGGTCGCCATGGCCGTCGGCGTGTGAATCGGCCTGGGCGGCTCGGCGCTGTCCACCCACTGCCCGTTGATCTTGTGCTGCACGCGGGTCTGGGCCTTGAACGTCGAGCCGTCGGCGTTCTCGATGCGAATCTGCTTGGTCATGATGCTGGCCTTAAGAAGACGCCCCGGCGCCGAAGCCACCGGGGCGAAATGAGTCCGGAGACTCCCCATGAAGAAGGCTTAATTTTCTTGGCCGACACCCTGCGCTAGGGGTCTAAGTTGTCTCGCAAACAGGAGACACTTTAGGTGTTGACGACCGGCGCCGATGTGTGCGATGCAAGGCCCTGAGCGCTGTTCTGTGCGAAGGCGTGAGCAGCTGAGTCAACGCGTCGACGGAACTCCGCCAACACGCGATAGAAGTGTGGTCTCCCAATGCCAAGCGCGGCGGCCGCGGTCTTGATTGGCTTGATGCGCGCCACGTAGTAGAGATCGAAGACTTGCTTGTCCAGGCTGTTCGGCTGACAGGTGTAAGCAATATGGAACGCAGCAAGCGACGCTGCGGGTATAGCAACCTGGCCGCCATCTCGCAGCGGCCGCGTGCTGCCGCCCTGCCTCGCTATGGTGGTGCTCACCGGCGATGCCGGCCAATAGAGTCGACGCGCGCGGCACCATGACACCCAGTTCTCGCAGAGGTCGTCAAGGTCGCGGTCGCGCGCTTCGAGCGGGCGCGCTTCCGCGTCGTCACCTGCAAGGAGGTCCGGGCCGGCGCTCAACGCCGGATCCCCCGCGACATGATGCGACGGCCGGTGGGCGCGGCTGGCGCCACGATCGCCGACGCCCGAGCGGGCGGCGCCGCCGCCGGTGGCGTGGGTGCTGCCGGCTGTCCATACGTATGGACTGGTCCCGGCGCGATGGTTTCACGGGGAACCTCGGTGGCCGGCAACACGATCGGCTCTGCAGCGGGGGCGAAAAGGTCGCGGGTCAGATTCTCGGGCACCAGCTTGTCGCGCAACCGCTTCCAGTCCAGTGCCGACCACTTGTGTAGTCCGAGCTGATACGCCATGGCGAGGTTGTAGACAGAGAGATCGAGCGCCTCGTTGCGGGCGCCGTTCGGCTTGATCCATTCCCGGACTGCCCTGCCCTTCGTATAGCGCACGCGCGGCTGCTCGACCACGAGTTGTTCGTACCAGTCCTGCGCGAGCACCTGGTGAAAGTGCATCGCGCCGGCGCCGTCCGCCAAGTGCATGCGATTGAAGAGATAGTCCTTGGCTACGTCAGTGCCGACCGTCCACAGCTCGACCCCGCCAGGGGTCTTCGTCCCGCCCCATTCGATATCGACGCGGGACGGCGCGCTGCCGATGATCGGACGATTCGGGCGGTTGGCGCCGTGCAGCACGGTGCAGCCGAACTGCTTTCGGCCGGAGCCGTAGTTATAGACATCCTGCGTGTTCGCGCCGCCGGCGTCCACGCCATAGGCGCTGATCTGGATTGGCTTGCCGCCAGCCGCATGAGCGAAAGGCGTACGGCGGATTTCGTCGAGGCGCTTCCAGACGCTGCCTTCGGCGTCAGGCGGGTCCGACGGCGAGCCGTTGAGCACGACGTGGTCCACGATCCAATGCTCCAAGCCAGGACCCCAGGCTTCGATCTGGACCTCCAGGCGATTCGCCTGCGTGTCGACGGCCATCGTCAGCACCAGCGCGCCGTCCGGCACCACGCGGGGCGGGTAGTCCTCAGCGCGGTCCTGCAGCTGCTTGGCGGTCGTCACGGTTTCGCTGTTCTGATAGCTGAGCCCCAGGCGGGTGTTGTAGAACACCTGCATGGCCTCGTGATCGCCCTTCGCGAGCCGATCCTTGGCGCGCGCATACTGCCGCGCCAGCGACAGCCAGGTGATGGCGCCGACCGGCATGTAGAAGGCCGACAGAGTGACACTGATCGTCTCGCCGTCACCGCGGCTTTTGGCGACCCAGCAAGCACGGCCCCCCATCCCTTCATCAGGCAGCATTACGGCTTTGTGGTGCTCGTCGATATCGCAGCCGCATGCCGGGCAGGTGAACCACGCACGATCCATGAAGCCGGTGTCCGGGTCGCGCTGGTAGTGGAAGTTGGCGAGGTCCAGCTCGTGCAGTTCGTCGCAGTGCGGGCATGGCACGTGATAGGACTCCTGCGTCCCCATCTCGAACAGTTCGTCGATCTTCGAGAAGCCTTTGATGCTCGGGCTGCTGGTGTAGAAGAACTTGGCGTCGCTGGCGTACTGCGTGGCGCGGGCTTCCGCGATCTCGACCGGGTCGCCTTCCTCGTCGACGCTGCGCTCGGCGCGATCGATCTCGTCGAAGTAGATGTAGGGCGCAGAAACCTCGGCCAAGTTGGCCGCCGAACCTGCCGTGTTCATGTAGAGCGTAGCGTCGCCGAGGAAATCCTTGGCCTGGACGGTGTTGCGCGAGTCGCGGCTCTTGGCCGTGGCCACGCGCTCCCGCAGCACGGGGACGTTGCGGATCATCGTCGACACGCGCGCGCTGAAGCGCTTGACCAGCGTGTCGGTGGGCTCCAGCGCAAGGATGTTGCGCGGCCGGCGATGGATGATCGCCGCGATCCAGTTCAAGGCGGTCTGTGTCTTGAACATCTGCGAGGCGACCTTGGCCACGACGCGCTTGCAGGG